CAGGACTATGCCCAAAACGCCCGTACCAAAGGCGAATATCAAGAAATAGGAAGTATCTATGGTTTTCAGATATTAGTTAAGACTGAAGTCTCCAAAAAAGACGAACTTGACCTAAAAGAAAATCGCTTTTTTGTACAAGGAGAAGGAGGTATCAAGTACACCTATAACAACGGACGATTGGCAAGTGACCCTAACTTGTATAAACAAGATAATGGGCGGTACTAAAAAGGGAGAACATAAAAAAGCACCGAAAGCCTTATAAATAAAGGGATTGAAGCCAAAAAAGGCAAAAAATCGGACAAAACGAAAAGTACAATAACTACCATTTAATTACCGAGTAATTGCCGAATAACTACCAATTAAATAACCTTAATTACCTACATAGGGTATAAAGATACCTATTAATTACCCAAACCCACTAAAATAGCTCCTTTGAGGGCTTTTTTTATGCCCTGAAATAGCCTTAAAAGCCCATTGAAAAGCCCTATAAAGCACCCCGAAAAGGAGGGTGAGAAGTACTCCGAAAAAACCTCCTTTTTTAGGTTAGGGAGACACTTAGGGGGACACTTAGGGAGACAAAAAAGCACCTAAAAACAGAGAGTAAACCCCCCTATACTTATACCCACATGCAAGCAATACCCCTTTTTTATAGAGTGGAGGGGGGTGTATTGTAGGAGATTTTATACTATATTTTTACGTAATTTATTGATTTACAATTAATTAATCAGATTTGCAGACGATTTTATACCTTTTTCCTCTTCCAAATGCTTGATTTGTTCCTTTAGGTTATGGACATCAACCTCAAGGTCTGCAATTTTTTGGTAGTTTGTTACTGGGTCAAGAAACTCAAAGGATAGGTGCATTTTGGCTTCCCATATTTCCTTAACGTCTTCAATAGGAATCCTTATATTCCCATACTCTCGGTTATCGGAGGAGCAGTATAATGATTTATACTTTTTTATACGATTTTTTACCCTTTTGACTATAATACCCTCATTGATTGTAACTATAATATATACCCGATTATCCGTCATATATTCCCAATTATCGACAAATTCACCAATTATATAACTTCCGTCCTGTAAGGTTGGATACATAGAAAGCCCTTTTACTTGGAACATACGGAAGGTACCTCCATAGAGTCCAGGTACATTATACATTGGTAGCTTTTTTATATAGTTTTCGTCAAAATATCCAGTAAGATAGCCTGCTTGTGCCCTATATTCTACCAAAGGAATAAAAGCCTCATCTTCATCATCATTCACAACTACTACTTTAGGGACGAGGTCTCTTCCCTCTACTATTTTAACTATAGGTTTTTCCGCTTCTTCTTTTCTAAGCATTTCACCTTTACCTGTAAGTAGCCATTCGAAATTTATTTCGAAATTGTTTGCGATTTTCTCTAATACATTAAATTTAGGCTCTGTGTTAGCTATATAATTTCGAACATTAGCTTCATTTATACCTATCTTATTAGCGAAATCGCTGTTATTTCCCTTGGAAAAATGATCAACAAGAGATTTTATCCTTTCATTAATTGTACTCATAACCAACTAATTAAATGTTTAACCGAAAAATAATTCGGATTTTATTTGCTTGTTTCGAAATTTATTTCGAACTTTGCACCGCTAAACGAAACAAAATAACGAATGGACAAAGGTATAAAAATTCCTCGAAAATTCAACCCCTTAGTGGTAGAAAAATTATCGGTAAAGTTTGGACTGTCAAAAACTTATATTCGTCAGTGCCTAAACAAAACACGAAACAGCTTCACTGCTGATACTATTTGTAAGGAATACAAAAAGTATGAAAACGAAATCAACAACGTTTTAAATGATTCATTATGAAAGAATTAATTAACACCATTGAACAAACAATGTCCAGTTTTGAAATAGCAAAACTGACTGGAAAGCAACACAAACATGTAATGCGCGATATACGTGATTTGAATATAGGGTACGAGAACTTACATCTGCCCAAAATTGGGCAGATGTTCAAAATCACCGAGTTACCTAATGGAGCTAAGAGAAATGACCCTTATTTTGAATTGACCAAAATGCAGACATTTGACCTTCTGACTGGGTATAACACCGAATTGCGTATTAAGGTCAATCGTAGGTGGGCTGAGTTAGAAGCCTTGACACAAATCAAAATGCCCAAATCTCTTAATGTCTATGGAATGGAAGCCCTGCCATACGTGGAGTGGTTGCTACTACATAACTACTCGGTAACCAGTGGGCAGTATCACGCCCGTATCCGCAAGCACCCTCAGCACTTCTACAGGGCGAGTACAGGTAAGTGGTATATCAATAAGGTGTTCGCCGAGCAACTACTAACCATAAGGCAAGGAATGCAGGCGCTAAAAGAAGTGAAGGGCTTGCCGCAAGTACATCAGATGACAATTTTTGAAGTGATTGCGGAAGTAAAAGCAGAGCAAGAGAAATTAAATCAACCTAAACAATAGAAAATGAAAATAGGAGACAGAGTAAAACAGATTGACCTTGACGAATTTGACGAGGATAAAGGTATCGGAATTGTTATCAAAGTATATGATGTAGATGGTATGACTCGTGTAGATGTTAGGTATGTAGATGATAGTGGTATATACATTTATTTCATTGAACAATTAGAGGTTGTAGAGGATTAAAAAAGATATTATGAAAATAGGAGATCAAGTAAAAATAAGCCGATACACTACAGACCCCGCAAAGCAACAAGGAAAAATCGGTACAGTGATAGGGGTTTATGACGAAGACGAAATGACTACCGTGGTAAGAGTAGTGTTCGTAACAGATAAGGGTGAGAAATTCTCTGCCCTATATGATATAGATTGCTTAATTCCTGTAAGTGAAGACGATTTAGAAGATTAATCAAAAAGCGGTGAGTCACCGCGGGCAATTAGCTAACGATTAAAAAATAATTTTGATATGAAAAGAAAAACAGTACTTCTGCTCAATAGTCACTTGGATGTGATAGGCAGGGAAATTATCACCACTTTCTTAGGGATCGTGGTCAAACGAGAAAAGATATTGTATAACAGAGCTGTAAAATACAGAAGATAATGAAAAGAAAGGTAAAAAAACAGATTGCTTTATTGGTAAATAAGTTAGTTAAAGAGGAATTTAGGAAACTAAATGAGCAGGTTAAAAACTCGCTAATTATAATAGCCTCCAACATAGGAAAGTCTAATGAAAATGGTACTCTTAACGATAATGAGGAAGATTCGGCGCTTCACAACAATAGTAAAAAATATATTACTGTTGGGTTTGATAGAGATTATAAGCCTAAAAGTTGGAAAACTTTCACCCTTAATATTAGTTAGTTTGAAATCCCTAAGTCAGTAGGACTGACAGCCCAAAGGTTGGCGAAGCGAAATCGCATTAGGGAGCCATAAACGGATAAAAATAAAGCATTATGGAAACAAAGAAAAACAACGGCGTACGCTTTTCCGCTGATGTAAAGATAAGCGAAAAAGGAATTGGCAAGGACGTAAATATTGATATTCGCTATATAGACCTTACCAATCCTATTGAATGGGATCAATTGCAAAAATGGCTTAGTAGGTTAAGACGTACTCTTGAGGTAACTTTTGGCCATGAGGAAACATTGGATTGGTACTGCAATAGCGAGCATGAGCCAAGACGTAGTTGGGATGTATATATAGGAGAGTCGCAGTCACGAACTTGGTTGAATTAGTTAGAAATCCCTAATAGGCTAAGAGCCCAAGCGGTAACGTAGCAGGTCGCACCTGCATTAGGGAGCAAAGGCAAAAGCCAAAAAAACACACAAATGTACGCATACAAGAACAACATATTATCCATACCTGCACGGCTCCTATATGAAGACTGGGGGGTGATGAGCTATGACTACTATAAGAAGCTATGCAATCGTGGTAAGCTCATCACTACCCAACCAGGGAAAGGCTTAGGTAACGAAGCGTGGGTATCTTTCCACGAATTGCCTGTGGTGAAAGGGGTTAATATTAAGGAATTTTGTGTAAGAATGTTGGGCAGGCCCGAAGATAGTAAGATTTTGCAAAATGACCTTGAGCCTCTCTTGGTGCCCGACTTGGAAGCTATTAACTTCTTTTCAAGTCACCGCAAGCCCAATGGAAAGCCCCTAAAGATAGAAGAGCAAAGGGAAAAGGCTACCTCAGCTATGATTTTAAACGCTATTGAAAGCCTCTTTAAAGGGCGTATCAAAAACCCGCTTTACAAAGGGAAAAAGGTGGAGATATGGAAAAACATTAGCGAGGCTGTCAATACGCTGAACCCTGAACGTTGGCACTTTGACCTACCGAATAACCCCAGAAGTTTGCAACGCAAATATAACCAGTATCTAAATGAGGGCTACTATGCTTTTATACACAAAGGAGAGGGATCGGACAACGCCAAGGTAGTAACAGAAGTAATGGAAAGGCTTTTTATCTCTATCTGCTGCATGCCAAACAAACCCTATATGAGTTCGGTGTATGATATTTATAGGCAGTTCCTTTATGGCGAGATAGAAATCTTTGACAAAGCCACTGGTGAACTTTTCAATGTGGAGCAGGACTTTTGCGACGAACATGGAAACATCTTAGAAGTATCTGAAAGCACCGTGAAACTATGGCTAAACAAGCCCGAAAATCAGTTGGTTATCAAAAAAGCTCGCAATGGAGAATATGACTTTAGCCACAAGGAACGTCCGCATGTCAATCGCCATGCACCGCTTTACTCTATGAGTAAAATCACCTTGGATGACCGCGACCTAATGCATACCAAATTACCTAATGGAGACAAAGTAATGGCCTACTATGCTTATGATGTGATGAGTACTGCCCTAATTGGTATTGCTCACAGTAAAAAGAAAGACAACGAACTCTTCTTGGACTGCTTCCGCTCTATGTTTCGCTTTACGGCTCAATATGGATTAGGCACCCCAATGCAGATAGAAGTAGAGCGACACCTTACAGGCGAACACGTGGAGGGCTTGCTCAAAGCCAATAACATTTTCCCTTTTGTGCGATTCTGTAATCCTACCAATTCGCAAGAGAAGTATGCCGAGACCATGATCCGAGGTAAGAAGTACGGGATAGAGAAAGACAGACACCAAAATGTAGGGCGACACTATGCACGACGAGACAGCAACCGAGTAACCACACAAAAGATATTTGACGAGTTCAACGATAACTACAAGGAGGCTAAGGCTACCTATGAAGAGATAGTAGCCTCAGAAATGGAAGAGCAAACCCTCTATAACAATCAGCCACACCCCGACCAAGAGCGCTTCCCTGGAAAGACACGTTTGCAAGTATTTTTAGAGAATGTAAATCCGAACCTACCGAAACTCAACCGAGCCCTCTTGGCGCAATATATAGGCAGATGTGTGCCTACTACCATACGTAGGAACCAATATGTAACCGTACAATATCAAAAGTACCAATTGCCCAACCCACAAGTCATTTCCCTGCTTTCCTCCTACGAGGTACAAGCGTATTACTTACCCAATGAGGAGGGTGTAGAGGAGGTGTATTTGTACCAAGAAAACCAATTCCTCTGCGAGTGTAAGCGCCTTAAGAGCTTCAACCGAGCTAATGCCGAATGGACAGAAGCCGATAAGGAGATATACCAAGAGCAAATGCATTATATCAAGCAGTTTGACCAATATACCAAAGAAAAGACCGCTGAAAAGCTCTCCAAGGTAGGCACGCTTTCGGTGGAGAAAAAGACGCAAAAAGTAGCCGCTTCTGCTCCTATTGTAGCTTATGAGGAGCAACCCACTACTAACTACAAAGCCTATCAGAAAACTAAAACAGAAATGATAAATAAAGCCTTATTAGACCTATGATCACAACAGCATTAAAAGAAAAAATCATTTTGGCGATTGCCGAAAATAGAAAGAACTACCAATCCGACAGCAAGCATGCACAGAGCTTGGGGATTAACACAGCGCAGTACAGCCGTATCAAGAAAGGCGAATTGGAGGGTGTGCTTAGCGATGCCAATTGGGTCAGCATAGCCCGCAGACTCCAAGTACAACTCAAGGACGAACGTCCTTGGGTTACTGTAGAAACAGAGACCTTCCAATACATCTATTTGCAACTTTCGGCCTGCCAAGAGCGTTCCATCTCGGCTATCCTATGCGATAGGGCAGGAATTGGCAAGACACACACTGCCAAAGTGTATGTGAGCAAGAACAAGAATGCAGTGTATATAGACTGCTCCCAGGTGAAGACCAAACAGAAACTCATTCGCAAGATCGCCCAAGAGTTTGGTATTGCCCATACAGGGCGTTATGCCGATGTATATGAGGACTTGGTATTCTATGTAAAACAATTGGAAAACCCGCTTATCATCTTGGACGAGGCTGGAGACTTGGAGTACCACGCCTTCCTTGAGTTAAAAAGCCTATGGAATGCTACCGAGTATGCTTGTGGTTGGTATATGATGGGTGCCGACGGCTTGCAGGCAAAGATAGACCGCAACAAGGACATCAAAAAAGTAGGGTATGCAGAGATATTTGACCGTTACGGCT